GCCGTACCTAGATCTTGTTAGACCTAGACCCAGCGCAGTTCACGCGCTTCGGGGTAGCGGGCTCTACGAGCAACCCACCGCCCCTGGCGCCGAGATGTAATCGTCCCTGTATAGGGCAGCGACTCGTTCTCGGGACCAGGCCAACCATACTCATTTAATTTAGGAGGCTTAAACCTAAACAAATAAGCAAACGCGACACAATCGTCTACAACTTTCTCAGCTGGCAGGAAAACCAGTGATAGAGTAGAGACAGACCGGAAGCCGCCGTGAACCCGATGGTTAAGGCTACGCACATCCGTGCAAAGCCCGCCATCAAGGACACGGTTGAACGACAGAAGCGGAGTTTCAAGTGGTCGTCGCCCATCACGCCGCCGGTACCGAGCACGAAGTTTAGGAACCCATCTGAATGCTGAATCAGCAAACAGGTAAGGTCCATCGACTCCGACTCGATCAACTGCGTGATACAAAAGGCGATTATAAAACCGGTAAAACTCATCTTCAGACGTCGTTGGCTTCTTCTGATAAACGGGTGTGACGTCTTTCCCTGCGAAATAGTGTTTCCCACAACTCTCCCGGAACATTGACTGATAATGGGTTTTCTTGCTGTTAAGCTCGAATCCAAACCAGTCAAGTACACGGCTGAGCAACGGTACGCACTGTGCAGGACAAATGATGTCATCCCCATAAACAGAAACGCGTCCAGCTATACCCATATAGTCTCTCACGGCCTCTGTAAGGCCCCAAAAGATTAGCGACTCCAATTCGAATGTGTACCCGTTACCCATACTCGAAAATTTCTCGAGGTAATGGAGGGTGCCATCCGGAAGAGTCATATGGGTGGACCGCAGCCTTTCTAAGGCTGAGGCCCAGCTGGGTGGCAACAGTAGCCATACTGCTGCCGTGGTTATGGTATCCGATGCTGCTTTGAGGTCGACGGTCGCGAGACCATCAGCCAGAGCAGTACGGGCTAGACCTTGATTAACCGTTTGGTCGTTCAGATCAATACCATTGCGAAGGAGGCACCGACGTAGATATACACCGAAGCCGAGCTGCAGGAAGACGTTCCCTGATGGCTCAGCTGCAATGAAACGGTCAGTCTTCGCGTTCTTCTTGACAGTTACCCCACGGCTCCCCGACACGATTTGAAACTCGTTTGGAAGTAGAGACGTAGGACCGTCAACAAGGAGGCCCCGGGCTCGCAGCCATGCGTAGTCCGTCGCCATTGCCGCTCTGAGGAGCGGCAAAGCCTCATGCGTGACACTGATTTGCTCTTCGAGCAACTTTTTGTCCAGGCCAGCTGCTTCACCCTTTAATGAGGAAGTAGCCCCTGGGCCCCACTTGAACCAACTCAACGCCTTAGACCACTTCACGTGCGACCCGATGCACCCTTCGATTTTTTGCTGAGCCCTCGACACGATGTCAAGGATATCAGCGGGGTGTTCAACCCCGTCGTAGATGCTCCGGATACGTTTGTTTGTAGTCTTGCAGACGTCCTCAGCTGCCAGCCAGGCAGCCAAGGCTACCGCGGCCGTGTCGACGCCGGTGTTGAGCCCCTCAAATTTCGAGAGGTATTCAGTCACCAGATAATCATCACGAAAGCGATAGAAGTCTTTATCAAGGTAGTTCTCTGCGTTAATCTCCAGCTTAGCAAGTTGGAGATGCTCACCGTGCAACAACATCAGGTGAGCCGCGAGAGACCTGGGCGTGTCAATGGAGGAGCACATCTCGCAAAATGCAGCGAAAACGTGCTTATCGGGCTGATAAGCCATGATAACTCCCAAGGTATGAAGGTGTTAGTAAGGCAGCGAGCGGTCGGCGATGTTGTCGCCGAGTTGCGTGCTGGTACCGAGGAGCAGAGACTGCTCGAACATCTTCACGAGGTCCTTCGATTCCTGCGTGGTGAAACCTGCAGGGATCAGGAACTCACAGTTCACGCGCCCGATGGACAAGATTTTCGGTGCCGTGGGCACCGAGTTGTCCATTTTTGGCACGGCGAACGTGACCTTGATGCGGTAGACACCGGCGATGGGGTCGGACGGCTCTTTGACGCTCAGCGTGAGGATCTTCGATCCGAGCAGGGCGCCGTTGGCCGGTTTTTCGAGCCACCGAGCGGTGTTTTCCGCGACACGAGAGGCCGGGGTGAAGGGGTGGGCAACCGGGGTTCCCGCTGCGTCAAGCAGTGAGAGGTTGGACATGTTGGTAAGCATTACTTTTTCTCCGAAAGGATTTGTGACAGCAAGGCCGCTATATTTAAAAGCGGGCCAGAGGCAGTCGGGATTGTTAAGATGGGCGCAACTGGGAAAGGCAACGACGTTAGGACACCTCGCACTTTACTTTTGAGCACTTTCGAAGAACCGTAGTTTCCGGTAGTTACATTCCGGGGGTTCCAGTTATTTCCAGGTGCATCATAGTGTTCGGTGACCGTGCATTGCTCTTCTCGTAGTACTGTTTCGCTGCTCCATCCCCAGACGAACTGAAAGCCATTGTTGTAAATACTGGCCTCCAGCAGCTGGAGATATTGCCCGATATTGTAGAAGTAATCCACAACAAAGGAGAGAGTTGTCAGCTCCCAAGCGAGGGACGGCCGGACGGTCAGTCCCGCGCGCCAGTTTTCAAATTGATGCAGATCCGAGACCCTGAAGTTCGCACCAAAAGCTACACGATGCGAATGCTTGAGTTGCGACATACGAGCGTAAATGGTACCGCCGTTAGTGATTGTGTCACCTTCGGCCTCCACTATAGTACTCGATGCCCTACTCTTGCAGTGAAAATTCAGGAATTCTGGTTTGTCTGACAGCACATGGTTTCGGATGTTCTCGATGTCAGCCAGCAGGGGTTTGAGCCCAACTGACCAAGCAAGCCAGGCACTACCAACACGACGGGGCGCATTAACCTGAAAATCTTTACCAAAAGAGAGCAAGAGCTTTTTAAGCTCCTGTCTTCCGGCTGAGGTTTTCAATGCCCTTCTAACGTGCGACAACGCTTTGGCTGAACCTTGTGCTACTGTTTGCAACATCTCTAAAGTTTCTCGCCCTTCACCAACACTGGTGGAGAGGTTGGCTTCAGAGTTCCTCACCTCATCTACAAGCTTCTCCAGTGCCCTATTCCAAGGGCTAGGAGCAACTTTATTGATGGTTAGAGGTCCCACAGGCGCGAGAGCGCAAGTGAGAGTTGCCTGGTGTACGGAGGTCGGCGAGGTGTACCAGTTCAGGACGCGACGCGTCCCGGACAGATATCTCTCTCTGATCTTTGTGAAGCCGTACCCATTCGGATGCCTGAAATCTCCTCTGTTATCGCAAGGGTTAGGGGTTACAGAGAACGAATCATAGCCGAGCTTTACTGGTTTGGTGAAGTTATCACTGTTCCAGTCGCCGGTTCCGATTGTCTCTCCCATATAGTCCAAGTGATTTGAGGTAAGCATACGAATACAGCATCAAACCGTCAGCCTGACAAGGCTACAAACGACGGGGTGGCGTCATGCCCGCTCTACACAAAAGAGC